GTGCATGGGTCGGGGCCACACACCTGAGTCCAACCAGGCATATCCCAAATGTTCATGATTGAGTTGGGGCCGGAATTCCTCGGCAACTATACAAAAAAAGGTGTGATATTCAAATCCTGCGTCGGCGGTGGTAAATTTTTCCAAAGGCATCATTCGTGAATAGTCGGGCATGTGTCCTAGCTCTTCTTCACATTCTCGCACTATGGCCTCGATCAAGGTTTCGTTGTCTTCTACACGCCCACCAGGCAGGCCCCAACTTCCAGGATGTTTGGGATCGTTGCGCATGAGATAAAGATATCTGTGAGTTGTGGCTGTATAGAACCAAACTCCTACCGCGGCTACAGTGTTAGACTCCACGTGCCTCCAGGGTAAAGTCCTTGATAGCTCTTGACCCAGGCTGTGCCAGTCCAACGATATTGTATTTCTGTGGTGATATTTGTGACATACTGTATATTATCAGGACTTGAGCCACTGTCAAAATAAATTTGCCAGCGTGTGCCATCATAGATTATGATATCATTGCGGCGTGCCACCAAAGGTTGTCCACTGGTCCCTGCCCAAGCATCTGGATTGGTTGTTCCAGGATTTGTGTAACTGCCGGTGTCTTGTGTGAGCAGGTATCTTTGGCCCACCGCAGGTGCCGGCAAACCTGATCCAGGTCCGCTGATCAACGGATCAATCACGGCATTGACAGGATCCAAGGTATTGGGTGGTACTGTACCAGCATCAATGTCAAACAACAGGAATCGGTCATCGGTAGGATCAAAAGCCACGGTACCTGTGACCTGACCGCCATTGGGTTGTTCGAGGCTGATATAGCTGATTCCGGGCCGCAATGTGCCATACATGCCAACCACGCTGGCCCATAGCAGATTACTGTCGGGACTATCTGGTGGTGTCAGGCTGGCATTGGGTTCGTCCACGGTCTGTGGTTGACGCAAGGCCTGCAACTTGTTGTCTATCAACAGGACCTGATAACCATAGGGTGTGAATCGCTGTCTGGTGCCCAACAGTAGATCACTGTTGGTCAAAGCATTGACCAAGTCACCTTGTGCATCATATACACTGGCAATAACCCGCTCGATCACACCCAGTTTCTTGACCATGGCTGGTGGAGTGATCCACATGGGCAAGCGGAAAGTCAAGGTGGCTATGTCTATGGGGTTGTCGGCGTTGACCGGAATGACACGGCTGCTGTAGCGAACATCTTCCAGGTATAACACACTCAAACTGGTCCAATCCAAGTAGTTGTCGGTGCTTTGTATTTCCAAGCTGGGGTTGAACAAGGTCAGTATTTGTTCCAGCAACTGGAATTTTTGATTGGTATTGCTGGTCCAGATGTCCAGATTCACACGCATTTCAAACGGCACAGGCATCTGTCGTTCTATAGTAAATGCGTTGCCTTGCGTGGTTTCGTAGCTTTGGGTGTCTTCGTCCCAGGTCCGTTGGCGCACCGAGACATTGTCAACAAAGTATGGTTCTTGTATCCTGGGTCGATCATATTTTAATTCTGTGATGTAGAATGTCATCAACGGGGTTGATGGCATGTCATTGGCCGAGTTGTTTTGAATGATGGTCTGGGCTTGTCGGCTGGCATCTCCATAGCGCACCGGCACGCGAACCAAGGTATCCTGTTCAGAATCTGGACCTTGGCCAAACTGGTTGGTGCCGTATTCTACATCAAAGTTTGAGAAGATCCTGGCAAACTGTAGTAGGAAGCGCCGTATTTGTTGGTCATAAAAAAATTGTGACATTATCGTCCCGGAGGTCTAGGATTGGGTGGCAGGCCGCCACCTTGGTCACCGTTGTCGGGTTGGATCTCAAGTATCTTGCTGAGTCCTTGCCGGCTGGGTATGTTACCAATGTCCGTGGTGGGCACGGTGTAGGTGTTGTTGACAAAGCTGGCTCGTTGTGTGAGTGCCTGGGTAGCATAGTCAAGATCGGTTCTCACATTGTCACTAATGGCAATCCAGGCACGTCCATTGTAACGGAACAAGCGGTTGGGAAAATAATCCAAACGTAAACAGTAGGCACCCGAGGCTGGATTTGGAGGAAACTGAACTCCAGGCGTGACCGGCAAGCCATTGGGTGCGTGTGTACTGCCAGTGAGATAACCACGAGCATAACCAAATCCAGTGGGAGTCTCATCCAGGGCAGGTTGGCCGCCCGAACTCAAAGGACCGTCGGTTGTGGTAGTGATACCATAACTGCCAGGTTCACCGCCTTCGGTAGGCAGGATATAGAACTTGACATTGTCATAGCCACTGAGAGGCACTTCTTCATAGCTTTGTGCTAGTATGGCATCGTTGAGAGCCAAATCTTTGGGCCTGGTACTTTGCTTGTCACCCACAGTGTCGGGAGTGACCACTTGCCAGTAAGCTGTATTCGTTATGTCAGTGCCAGGCGGAACATTTTGCGTGGCTCGGTAGTAAGTACCACCGTTGTTGACTATCTCGTTGGCAGGATAAAAATTGCCCGGATCCCAGATGTTTTCTGGCATGAATGGTTCATTGATGATCTGGCTGAATTCTTGCGCATTGACCATGGGCGTGGCTTTGATGCGCCACAGGTGAGGTTGCCAGGTCTGGCTGAATCCTTCACTGGCAAAATTTGCATCCTGGATCACATAGTACCTGGCCAGGCTTTTGACCAAGGTGGTATCCAAGGGATGATAATCTCTGAGATTAGGAACTTCGATTACATCTCCACTCATGAGTTTGCGACCAAATGTGTCAATCATGTCGTTGTAGTGGAATGTGATGAACAAAGTATCACCGTTTAAAAACAAGCCAAACTGGGTGAGATCAAAATCTATGTCTTGCGTGCGATACACACCACGCATGACAAACACATCAGGAGCATATACTCTATCGCGATTTTCCAACAACAATAGGTCTTGGATAAAAAGCGGATCGGTTGAGGGATAATTTGGCAGGGTAGCATCATTGTTGCCATTGTCTTGTCCAGCACCTTGTGGACCCAGATATTTGTGGACATACAAATCTAGTCCGCCCACAGTGTATTGCTCGCTGATCACACGATCAAGATATTGATAATCATTGGTTCGATTGGGTCTGTACAGGCTGAGTCGTGGCATAGTATCGTATTTATGGGCCAAATTGACTTGAAAGTCTGAATTGCTTATAATTACAAGCATGGAAGAATTGTATCAACGCTTGGACCGTGCAGAACGTCAAATAGCCACAATCCAAAACAAAGTGGCCCGTAGAGATCTGCTGAAAATGGTTAAAACCATAGACTCAGCCATGGTGGCCGCAGACATGGAAAGTGTAAAGTGCCGCAGGCTACACAAAGAGACTCTGCATTATAAAGAACTGGTCCAACAGGCAGACCAGCTGATAACCAATCTGGAGCAACACCTTACTTTTGCGGCCTTGCTGAATGGTTGACCAAAAATGGCTCACATGCTATAATACTACTTTACACTTAGGAGAGTCCATGAACGCACGAGCCGCAACTGTGATCAAGCCCTTGAATCCCAAAGGTGCAGAAACCAAATATGTTGGGCACGAGCCTGACTGGAAATTCCAACCCACAGAAGAAAATCGTATCAGTGCTTTCAGCAAGGCCTTTGCCTGGTACAACTATCACTATGGCAAAAAAGATGCCAAGGACATGCTGTGTCAATACTTGGACGTCAATCATAGATCCAAGGATGCCAAACTCATGCGTGGTATCCCTGACAGCCAGATTCGTTTGACCCCAGCCTGGATGTGCAGGATGACCTTGATGGGACTGCAACTCAATGAGCATGAACAGTGTATCATTGACGAACAGATCGCCACAATGCTGAAAATCAAACAAGAAGTCAAAAAGGTCATTGACGAAGCCGAAGTGGCTGTGGCAAAACTTACCATACAAGATCACCTGCGTGAGAAAGTGTCCGAGTGTGCCGGCGAACTGGAAGGCATGTTTGATGACTTCATCGCGGCTGGTGCCAAGATGACGGCAGACTGGAAACCCATTGCACAGATCCGTGGCATGAATATCAGTCCCAACATGGTAGGCACCATTGCCGATGTGCGGAAAAAGAAGTTGGCTGAATTTGAAGAAGTGTTGGAAGGAACCGATGCTGACCTAGCAGAAGGTTACGGTCATCTCAACAAAAATCAAATCAAACAGTGCGTCAAATTCATCGAGCAGGTCATTGCTGACTGTGGCAACTATGTGCAGATCAAAAAAGTGGAACGCAAACCACGTGCCAAGAAAGCGGTCAGCCCTGAAAAACTATCAGCCAAGTTCAAGTACATGAAAGACTTTGCTGAACTTAAACTGACCAGCATAGCACCTGCACAATTGGTCAATGCCAGCGAAGCTTGGTTATACGATACCAAGAAACGCAAGTTAATCCATGTGATGTGTGACAGTCACCTGGGTTCGTTCAGTGTCAAAGGATCGGCTATTGTGGGCTTTGATACCATGCAAACTGTACAAAAAACTCTACGCAAGCCTGTAGAACAGCTCAAAGAGCTACTAACAGGTGGCAAACCCGCGGCCCGTAAAGTGTTCAAAGACATCCGAGCCACAGAAACCAAGTACAACGGGCGTGGTAACGAGAATCTGATCATATTGCGGAGTTGGTAAATATAGGAACACGGAGTTCCTATGGCACTAGAAAGTCAATCCAGCACTGAAACATTAAAACAAGAACTTATAGATTATGTGCGCCTGCAATTGGGCGATCAAATCGTCGATATCGAGCTGGATGCCGAACACTACGAAGCTGCTTATCAACGCACTATTGGTGTTTACCGTCAACGGGCACAAAACGCCTACGAAGAAAGCTACAGCTTTTTAGAACTAGTAACCAATGTGAATATCTATGACTTGCCACAAGAAGTAATCACTGTGCGTCAAATATTCCGCAGAACTTTTGGCGATAGCACAGGGCCCTTTGCCAGTAACTTTGATCCGTTCAGCCAGGCCAGTTTAAACGTGTATCTCATGAACTTCAACGTGGCTGGTGGACTTGCCACCTATGACTTCTACAGCCAGTATGTGGAACAAGCTGGCAAGATGTTTGGTGCCTACATGAACTATACCTGGAATCCTGTGACCAAGAAACTGCAACTGATCCGTGATCCCAAAGGCACTGGTGAAAATGTCCTGCTTTGGACCTACAATCTCAAGCCTGAATTCAACCTGCTCAGCGACTACCAAATACGCCAATGGATCCGCGACTACATGACAGCCAACTGCAAATTGATCATTGGCGAAGCCAGAGAAAAGTTTGGACAGTATGCTGGCCCACAAGG